ACGCTCCCTTCAGGAACTGGTCCTTGACGCCCCATGCGCCCCGGTCGATGTCCCAAGTAGCAATGTATCCGGCCACAATACCAACGGGGATCCCATTCCGTTCTTCTTGCTTCACTTCGATTTTGCCACTGTGGGCATATTTGCTTTCACGTTTCATCTTTTTTGATCCCTTTTCGTCATCGTCGTCAAGGTGGACACTGTCTCGATCTATCGGCCCGGAAGTTTCTTCGCCTTGAAAGGTGTGGGTATGCCCGGCGCCGAATGCATCGACTGATGTCGGGTCATCGCCCACCAGGTGAAGGTGCAAGTTTGGGTTGTCGGCGTTAACCACCGCAGGCCCAGTTTCACGACCGTCGGCCAGCGTGTGTACGTGTAAATGAGCCATTGTTAAACCCTCAAGTTTCAGTGAACGGAGCAAAGCCCGGTTGCAGTCTCACGGACAGGATTTCGTCTACGTTGTGTATAGAGCTGCACCTGCAGTTCATAACCGTACCTAGGCTCGCCCCCTGCCCGGTATCTCCAGGCCAGCGCAAAGACTCACCCCCCACGTCATACGACCCGCCGACTTGCTGAACCTGCCCATCGGTAGCTACATGAGCAGGCCTTACCCTTTCATCCCCTGTGGTTATCCATTCCTTAGTAACAGGTACGTCCCGGGCTGTCGTTATTGCCACGGCGGCCCCAATCCCGGAGAGAACTGTCGCTTCGGTGTCCTTCGACGTCTCGCTGGCCGCCTGTGTCTCCGTTGACGTTATGCCTTCGACGCGCCCCGCTAACTTCAAGGATAAAAGAGAACCGGCCGTTAAGGCAAGCTCCCGGGGCGTAACCTGGCGCTCCTCGGCCATGGCCTGCTCTTGCGATAGGAATACCGCGTCGGTGAATGCAGCCTCCATGTTCTTTTGTGTCGTGTCGTTGATGAACCTGGTCTGCTGCTGCGATCGCTCGCTGAAGAAGATGGCCAGGGCCGCCGCTATTTCCGCCTCTTCGGCATCTGTGGCCTTCGCGTCTACCGGCAGCTCTTTGTTAATCCGCTTGCTGAATTCGATCCGGGCCCGGTCGTAATGCTCATTCAGGATCGTGGCGAGCGCTTCGTCGTGGACCTGTGCTGGCTGGAAATTTGTTTGAGTGCCGATGCCGCGGACATAATCCCTCACGATCTTCCGGTTCAGTTTTTGCAGCTCGGGCCGGAGCTTCCGTTCGAGCGCAATTTTCGAACGCAGGTCAATGATTGCCTGCTCCGCTGCACTAGCCACCGGCTGCAACCTCTCCGAGGATGTAAATTGCATTTAAAATATTGCAAAGAATCAGAAATATAACCCCCGCAAGCGCCATGGCTAGGCCTTTTATTTCACCGGCACTTTTAGCTTTACATCGCCCCCAAATCAAACACGCCACCCCCATAAACCAAAGAAATGAAATCGTCGAGATATAGGCGGTCATTCATCACCCCCGTCTCTCGCTAGGCTAACGCTAGGCTCTGATATATTATCACCTGTGAACAGATCCGTTCCCATGGGGATCAAGTTGGCCGGAACGAGAATGCTATCTCCCCCGGTAACAGATTCGCGACCTAACGAAGACCTCATCTCATTGGTGGTTTCAAGATTAAGCTCTCGGCGCACTTTCAGCTCGCTGTTACGGCGGCTAACCAATGCTGTAATTTGATCTGGATCGAAGGTGATACGGGTCTTCGCCGGGTCTTCGCCATAGCGGGGCATGAGCAGCTCTGTCAAGCCTCCTAAAATACGCGAAGCAAGCGGAATCACTGCATCATCGAACAATGCCAATTTTGCCTCTTTGTAATTATTGAACGATGAGGCATCCGTGGTGACCAGAGGCAGCGGGACTTTGTACGTCATCGCAACCGCCTGTTTAGCCATGGCCTGGAGTAACGCGAAGTCCATATCCTTGTTATTCGTGCCGACCTCTTTAATATCGAGCTTGCCGCCGGCAGTTACGCCTATTGTCCCGGCCTTGTCCGCACCTCCGTAACGCTCGTTGACTCGGTCGCGTGCGGTCTCGAAATCGTCCTGATCCATATCTTCTTGAAAATGGAACACGAGAGACACACGGCCCCCTTTCTCCAGTATCGATACGTTATGGGTGTTTCCAAGTATATGCTGCCGGGCCTCTGCTGAGGCTGAACGCAAAAGTGACTGGCCGCGCAAGAGTGACCCATCACGCGTTGAATAGCTTCGGATCTGCTTGAACTCTCGAAGGGTGCCGTCCAAATAGCGGGCCCGATTGTTTCGAATGACCAGTTCGTAGACCCCCGGCAAGGTATTTCCCGAAAGTATCCACGATTGGGCTAGACCCTGGCGTCCCTCGTTCGGGCTGAAGTTCTTCGCCGTGATCGGTTGCAACTCCAGGGGCGGCCGCGCTATCCCTCCCAGGGCGACTAAGCCGGTTTCTCCGGTGATGAGGTATTCTTTCCCTAGCATCTCGAAGAACAACTCCCGCGTGAAGAACGGCGACGGCCTATTCAGGAGATCGAGAACCGGGTGATCTCTGATTATCTCCCCATCCTGCTTGATCACAGGGTCAATGCAGGCGAATGCGTCGGCCACGTAGTTAACCGGTACGCTGACGGCGGTCGACTCGTTGTAGAGCTCCAGGGCGCCCGAGGCAGTTGTTCCGCCTTGCTTGCCGAAGAGCAAAAACTTCCCAAGGGTATCGTTCAGTCCTAAAACCGCTTTACGCTCGGGCGGGGTGATTTGTTTCCGGCTAAACAGGGCGGGCCATCTCATAGGGCTCTATCCAATGTGAATTTGTACTTTGACGATAGGTGCATAACACATTATTAATGAATCAGCGAGGTTTGGCGACTTAATGCCGCGCTTGGCCATCTTCTTTTTAGATTCTACGATAATTCTACCCACTTCGTCACTCTCGCGTTTAGGCCTTGACAATTCAGATACCAACTCTGTTGCCATTTTCAGTGATGAAGGGATGCTAATCAGTCGCTCATGAGGGATCTGCTTTCCCTCAGCAACCGCCTTGAATGTGTCGTGGAACCTTTGACGAACAGCCCACCAAGTCTGAGCCTTGACGTTCTTGAACATGTCCTTATTTTTCTTGCCCTCAACAAATTTCTTATCTGGATTAACGACCCCGCTACCGGCCGAGAAGCCTTCGACACTGAGCCTGATGCCCTGGAACTGCTCAAGCTTTGATAGCTCTCTGGTCTTACCCTTAACACCCGCGCCGACGCCCACTGAATCATACACCAATCGATCCAGGTTATTATCAATCGAGTAATTCCAGGCCTTTTTGGCCGTCTCGCTGGTATCGCCCTCAGACCATTGGTCAATGTGAGTGATCACCTGGCCATACATGGCAATCAATGCGTTTTTATCTGAGCCCTCGTCAGCAACATCGAGTCCAGCCCGCTTTTCACCGACCGGTTCAAAGCCGAGTTTTATATGCGCGTCGATTGATGCCCTGACCCATTCAGCAGGGATGAATACGCCCTCAACAGCGGCGCCATAATCTCGATCGACTTCCTGAGCGAATACATGACCAAGGCCCCCGTCCAGGGCTTTAGCTTTCCGCTTGTCATACCACTCTTGGGTTTTGGCTGGATGGTCGCGCCAATCCATAATGAAGTGTTTGACCGAATCAGACATTCGTTTTCGATGGAATACCGTTCCCTCGCCGCACACGGATGAGATATCAACCTGGACGTTGGTGTTGTCGCCAAGAGACGCCTCTATCAACTCAGGCCGTTCGTAATGAGCCGAGTTGTGCGTAGGTATACAGCCCTCAGTCAAATATAAACCGTCTTGCGAACTGACAGTGATGCACCGAACAGGTTCTTTCTCTCCTGTCTTTTTCACGGAAACCACAGAGCGCTCTATCGTGTTTTTTCGCTTGGCGTATATGTCTAGCTTTCTTGTCAATCTGAATGGATTGATCGATCCCGGCAGAACGACATATAGGACGTATTGATCCCTATATCCGCGACGGTCCTTCTTGACCCTCATCGTTGCGTATCCGCCAAGCGACTCCGCAATGAACCTCACATCATCCGCAAGCTGTTTAGACGATGTGTAATACGATGCTGTACCTCCTGATCTACCCGCGCTGCCGTCTGTGTCCATCAGACCTTGTAACAACCCTATCCTGTCGCTAACTGAAGCAAACTTATAAGCATCCGGGATACTCTTCTCCCATGACCTTTTTCCAGCAAGCCCTATATCGACAAGGACGGTTCTGATACGGCTCTTATGCTTCCACCCCATGCGTCCACGGACATCACCAAGCCTATAAGTTATGCCTTTTTCTTTGGTCATAGTGCAATAATCAGGAAGGCATTTCTTAAAATAGACCACGATTTCATCGTCTATGCTGGTCAGTTTTGGCGAGTTCTTAGGGACTTGCGATACTCCACCGTCACCTATCAACGCCCCAACAACGTAGGGGTGCAGTGGCAACTGTGCTTTCTTGAACTTCACAGGATCGATCAAAGGGAGCCTAAATCGGTATTGCACCCGACCCTTTGGCGAGGTGTATTTGAACCGCTCAAGCATCTCTGTTGTTCTTATTGTGACCTGCTTTCGCTTCCCGATGACGTCATTGAGCGTCCATAAGTGGTTCGGGCTACAGTCAACAGATGTCCCGTCGCTGAATCCTACCTGGTAAGTGTCAAAACTCCCACAATCGTTGATATGAGTTACGTCCTGCGCCTCTCCGTTGATCGCCATAACTCTATCTTCCACCGTCAATTCTCCCATAAGCTTCCACCCACTTATAGTAAGAACCCTTGATGCTAGTGTCAACGCCTCGTCCTTAAAGTAAATCGACGACCGGCCGCCGCGCCCTATATTGTCTCCTGCCTCGCCGGTTATGGTTGATTCGTTAGCAGGATTGATGCACTTCATGTACGCCAGGTGGGTTTTCTCGTTAAACCCCTTTGGAACGCAATACCAAGGGATGCTTCTAATCAGCATCCGGATTTTTTCGAATATTGAATCAGGGTCGCCAAGCTTATCAACCAGCTGTTCCTTTCGTGACCCCCACCCAATGGAAGACCCGTCCGTATAGAGCCACATCCAAACAGATATGGCGCTACAGACCCAGGTCGCCCCCATGTCGCGTGATTTCTCAATCAGACCGTCGTCTTCAGTGTCTGTCAGGCCAAGAACAAATCCAACGAGATCGACCTGCTTTGGAAATGGGATGAATGGCATTCTGGCCGGCAACCCCTTTGCAGGGTTACGGGGGTCATAGGTGATACAGCAATCACGGATAAAAGATACGCAGTCGTCGCCATAATAAGATGACGCGGTTTCAGTCGGTGACGGCGTTGAGTTGATGATTTGCTGGACCTGCTTTCGTCTTTCAATCTCTGCCGGGAAATTGGGTGGCCAACTCGATGCTATTGGGCTATTAGGACATCCCATTCTTTTTCAACAGCTCCAGCGCCTGGTCCTTGGTCAGAGAGGCGTCTTCAGTTGTTATGGGTGATCCATCAGGGTCTCCACCAACGGCCAGCCTGACCGCCGCGTTGTATCCCTCAAGGTCTGCAATCTGCTTCATGGATGCTTTCTGATCATGGATCTTGAATTTTATTCCGTCCTTCGATGCTGTTATCTCGCTGATAGCTGCCACCCCGGCCCCGCCCATGTCGGACGCCTCTTTAAGAGACCAGGTGGATTGCTTTACTTGCCCTCCATCAGGCAGGTCAACAATCACATTTTCGTGGATATCAACAATATCGGTGATCTCTGTTCGGGCATATCCGGTCAGCCGCTCGAGCATCTCCGCCCGGGTCATTATCGACGGGGCGATCAGGTGAGCGTTGAAAGATTCAATGAAAGCTTGCACGTTAGGATTATTCATGATCTCAGATGCGCTGGTTGATCTTGAGTTTTCGCTTTTGGCCTTACCTCCTCCCTGAATATAAGCATCGACATCACAGAGCCCCTCAAGTGACTTGAGAGCGGTGTTCCGCTGAAGCTTAGTCTTGAGCTTGCCGAATAGATCAAGCTGCTCCTGGCTAAGCTCAATGGCTCTATCGTTGACGATTATCTTCATATTTAGATCAGTATTTAGAGTTGCTTCTTGCTGGACCGCCTGTTTTAACCCCAAGCTCATTAGGTTGTTTGGTTATCTTTGGGTTGCCTGTAAACGTGGTGCAGCGCTCAATTTGATTTTCATCAACCCACCAGGAATCTAGTTTTATTTTGGCAGCCTGCTTGGGCTCAATAAATACTCTGGAGCAGCCGTTTAGATAGACTGCTCTTCCTGTTATCGTCCCCTCCATGCTTCTGACTGGATCAAATACAAGCCGTCCCATTTGCACGATCTGAACAGGCTCGCCGACCGGTTCCATTGCTAGCTCCTCGCCAGCAACGATTTCCAGCTGCGGTTCATCGATCATCGCACTATCTGGTATTTTACCGTCCTCGCCGACTCTTGGCTGAACGCAGTACCTGTCACAGCCATACATAAACGTGCATCTGTTTTCTGCGACGCCTACGAAACCGGTGACTTTATCTCTTACGACTGTTCCTAATCTAATTTTGCTCATCGGTCTTTCCTTTCGTTGATTGTATGATCAAGGCGGCAGGACTCGAACCTGCACCCCATGGGTTTCTCTCCCATAGGACCGTACGAATACGGTGTATACCAATTCCACCACGCCCCGCTAAACGGTTTTCATAGATCACCAAACCGATGAACGTAAACCCGATAGGCCGCGTCCATTATCCGGACCTTACCGGTTGGGCTTATCCATCGGTCATTCAATGTGCTGACTGGGGTCTGCTCAATTCTTGCGAACTCAGTCAAAGATACCCCGAGCTTGCCTCTGATGTACTTGGCCAGCGTCCGGGGTTCAGATTTTGCGGTTTCTCGAATATCTGCATTCATAGCCTATTAATATACGGAATATCGCCTGCTAGGTCAATGCTGTACTTCAAGGTGTCTTTACCCAATCCCATAGCCATACCTTATCGCGCACCAAACAACCCAGGCGCACATTGCGGAAAACAGGGCCGCACTCAGACCTGACCAGTTTAATAGGCTGGGGTGACCGGCGTAGACGAGCCAACCAGAAAACACGACCAGGGAAACCAGCAGACTTGGCCAGTAGGCGTATAAATTCCAATCCAGCCACACAATGATGTGGGGCAGCTTTTCAATACCTACGTAGTCAATCAGCATGGTTTCAAACCCTCAATAACCGTCCGGTACTTTTCAATCTTAGCTGTCAACCGTTCCATTAGAGCCTCCTTGGCTTCCGCTTCCGTCTCGGCGTAATACCAGAACTCACAATCGCCTTCGTAGTCCCATTTTCCAGTAAAAACCCTGGCAGAGTGTTGAAGAGAAATCTGCAAAACTTCTACTCTGTGATCAGAGTCTCTTGCTGCCCACAGTTTACTCATTGTTCAAATCCTCCCAGTTCATGATCTTAGCTTCAGCCAATGCTGCCGCTTCGTCCGCATTACGTGGTTAAAAGTCAATCGATAGATAAAGAATCAGCCCCCCACTCAGGTCAACAGAGACGGCGGCTTTGGTTGCCTCATTAACCGGGAGCTCGATGGGTGCCGTTATGATGTCAGACAAGTCGAATCGCCTGTTGGTTGTTTCCCATAGCGCCAGTACCGCTAACCCGCCGACGTGCGATGCCACGACCCCCGCGCCCCCCTCTTCCAGTACGGACTTGGTGGCTTTAGCAATGACTCCGTGACACCACTTGTTCGCTATGCTGCCGTCGTTGTACCAGTTACTGCATGGGTAGCTCTCCCCTACCTGGGGGCCGCTCATGGCCATAACCGTTGCCCCGTCCAAGCCCATGAAGGTCACCTCTGTGGGCATATCCCTACCCGCATAGACCCCCGTGGCCGAGATTAGGGCTAGCAACGCACACCCCCATTTCATGTTCGCACCTCCCCTAAATCACGCCGCGCCCTTTCATAGCAATGATTTCGTCGGCAGTGAATCCGGTCTCTTTGAGTTGGATCAAGTCGCTAACGGCTGCCGGACCTTCTCGCTCTGCGCTTGGCTTAACTTCGCAATGCTCAAGACCGACCCAGCATGTAATAAGGCACCCTGCGTTGTCTGAGATTTGACCAGTAGCGGGATCATAGTTTAATTCGATCTTCATGTTTATTTCCTCTGTTTACTTGCTGTTATTTTCATAGCCCACACTTCCTGTTCAAAGCCTTCTCGCAGAGCTTGATAAACTCGATCCCGCCTACGTGGCATAGGTCGGTATCTTCGGATAGCAGAGCCTCACTCACCAGGTCTGCCAATACGTGACTGACCGGCTGGTCTTCGCGGATACTGGTTGCCACAAGCGCGACTTTAAGTTCCGTGAGATTCATCGGTGACCCCCTGTCCGATACGGTTAGCTTCCTCCCATGTCTCCGGCATTTCAGTTTTAACAGCAACAAGTAAGTCCAACAGGTCGACCATCGTGAAATTGAATCCCGCCTCATTAAAAGCTTTTATTACAAGACGCCCTTCGGGATCGCGCTTCTGGATGACCACGGGGAGCTCGTCCGTATATTCTCGTATGGTTGCTTTCATTTCTAACCCTCCCGTCTGATCCATTTGCAAATATCAAGGTACATTCCATGAATACAGGCCACGCATGCAAATATCAGGAATAAAACTATGCCAATTAAAATTATGGAAATAATGACGCTCAGAACCAAGCCAAACACCTCGCTGAATTCAGTCATCTTTCAATGCCTCCTGTAATGCAGTTAACAATTTCAGAGGTGATTTTTTATCGTACAAGCTACCTGCTTCGCCCTCCATCATATCAATATGGTCTTTATAATCCTCCAGTACAGGATCCACAGCCGCCCGCAACCGCTCAGCCTGCCCCAGCAGCTTCGTTACTTCTTCTTCGGCAGCCTGGGCCCGCTTGGCCAGAATGTCGTTCGCCAGGGCTGTCTGCTGAGCCTCGTCGAATAGGGCCACCAGCTGGTCGGTCTCGCCCTGCGTGATCTTGCCTATATCAGATAGGACCACGTTTAAGGTAACGCGCTTTCGTGAATGTGAGGGCCTGGTCATGCCGGGTGTCTTGAAAACTTTGTAAACTAACGGCTTCATTAGAGCCACCTCTCAATCGTTGCGTAGGGGTCTTGAACCCATCGATGGAACCAGTAAAGAAGACCCCAGAATATCAATGCCGGGGCCAGTACCCACAGGGACGACACGAAGGCCAAGTATGTGAACACAAGAGCCAGCAGCGCCAGGGTCATGTAGATAAACGTGATCATTATTTCGACTCCCGCTTACGTCTAGCCATATTTGCCAAGTCCTCAGAGAGCCCTTCAAGGATCCCTTCCGCGGCTGCAGCAATTGAGGCACCGAAAACACCGTATCGTTGTTCACAGTTATGAACTTGACTAAGAAGGCGCTTACTCAAATCTTCGTAGATCTCCGCATCGTGCTCGTTTAAGGACTCCAGTTCGATAAATTTTATGGCATCTCGATGTCCTACTGACCCTCCATTCTTGAAGACCATAAACTGCTGACTCAGTGCGTCACCATTGCCCATAAATTCATGAACAGCAGGATCTATGTATACAGTTTTCATTGTTTCGCTTCCCTTTATATCCTTGCGATTGCTTAGGACTATATTAAAGCCTACTTTTGGGAAGGTTACAAGCTAATTTTGCCGTTAAGGCTCCCACCATTCTTCGCTGCACTCTTTGATTCTGACCCACAGCCCGTCACCTGTTTCAATATCCCTGATACTGGGCTGGGTGACGATCTCCCTGACATACTTCTGAGTATCATCAATCAAGATTCCTTTCTTCACTAGCGCATCTTCTACCAGCTTCACCAAATAGCCGTGGTTGCTTATATCCCACGTAACGGACCCTTTGCCTAGAGTTGCACGGAAAGTGAGAGAGACGGGCTTAGAGAATGGTTTAACGCCCCTGCAAGCCAAGATGACCAGATGCCTCACTGTATCCTTCTGCTTTTTGCGAACTCCCCAGTGGACCCCGGCATAAATCACATTAAGGCTAAGCTTTCCCCGGCCTGTAACCGGTACCCACAAGACTTCTTCTCTCAACGTCTTGTCCTCATGATCGCTTCCATCACCCTGGGAGGCGGAACAAGCAGGCCCATATCCTCCATCCGCTTGACCATGCAGAGGAATAAAACCCGCTGATCCCCAAACTGCTTTGTGAACCGCGAGCGGAAGTGAGTCACGTTTAATGGGTTATTACTTCCAGGGTCGTGAAACTCTGACTCTATCGGCAGCAGGAACCACTCACCTATATGGACCTTATCCTGCACATATGAGCCGCCCACAACATGATGCATCTGCCAGGGGCCCCCATCGGCCAGAGGGATAGCGCCTTGAGCCTCAGCATACTGCGCAATGGCTTCGCGAAATTTTATATGCTCGGCTGTGACTTTGTTCTTTTTGCTTCTCATGACGACTCCTTGCATTCACGCCAGTTCTTCTTTGAGTTAGCTCATTCGACTCATATCGAGAGCGACCTTCTCGGCCGCTGCCTCACTGGCGAAGTTCGCTCGGCTGAACACGTAGCGCCAGGCCACGCCGAACACTTTTTTGTAGAACACCATGAATTCGGCCTCTGAAGGGATCGCGTTAAAATTAATCGAATGCAGCCGCTTCTTGATACCGGTGGGCGTTTTTACCAAGTCGTAATAGCCAGCTTCTTCTTTCAAAAAATCATGGATGTCCTGAAGCATCGTCTTGGCTTTTTCGTTTTCAGGTATGTGGGTTTTGGCCACCTCGTTACGGTGCTCAAGGTACATGCCCAGCGAAACCTCAGAGGGGTCTGGATCGAAACCGGCGCCGTTGAGCCACTTCAGATAGCCCCTGACAAAGCGGTGATCGTATTCCGACCTAACGCCAGCCTCCGATTCCCAATAGTCAGCCACGAGCCGCACAAGGCCGCCAAAATATAACCGGTGGTGCTTAATGGATCGGTCGCTCACCCGGACCAGGGATACCCGAAAGCCCTGGCCATGGCGAACACCTTCAAGCGCTTCGCGGTCTGCGCTCGTTACCGGGTGCAGGGTATCGCCCAGCTTTTGCACTGTGAGCTCAATCGGCATTGCTCTCTCCGTTTGGGGTGGTTATGTGTGTATGCGTTCCAATAATTTCACAGGGACACCGACACATGTTCGCATGGTCTTAACAAGGCTTCCTCTCGCTCTTTGGATTTCGATATCCTCCTGAGATAAAGGATGCTCTGTCGTTCTATGATTTTCCTGCCACATGATCTCTTTAATTGACCATTCTTCAGGATCCCGCGCTCTCTCATTCTGAACAAGAACGACATCGCCGTTATTCATTGATATTGAGTCAGCACCACGGTATATCGCTATATAACCGTCGTACCCGTGGTTATTTATTAAGTTCTGATGATCGCGTAAATCCATCCCATCCTCTCCTCATAACAATCTGCCCTAGCTGTTCGCTTAACTCACTTGGAGCGCCAATCACCGGCCTCTATCAAATCCGCCTTTTCTCTAAATCGACTGATAGCAAAAGCGAACGGTTCGCCGAGCTTGTTCATGTCATGCACCGATTCGAGGTAATCCGCCACCGCTCTGATCCCTTTCGCCTTTATCGCATTCTCATCAGGCATAGGCGCTGTCGGATCTATCGACGTAGCATTTCTCAGCAGGTCATTGAACGCGTTTGCAAGCCCAACATCAGTACCAATCTTCCGACCTTGCTTAGCAGCTCCAGCCTGCCAGCTTAGAAGCTTTCCCACCATTCTCGCTATTTGCGAATCTATTAAAACGTAACTCATAATATTCTTCCTTAATCCCCAAGCTCATAACAATTCATTCAACCAGGCCTTAACTCAGGCGTTATGTGTCTATTGCAGCCTTAGCCCACGCTTTGTATTCGTAATCCATCCCGTTGACTTTAACGATTCGCTTCAGTGTATTCTCGTACCTGAGCGATTTATTTTGTAGCTCTTTAATCAGATCAAATTGCTGGTCATAAGTAAGGCACACGGCGTACTTGTTGCACGACATTACCTGCTCACCGTCCTTAAAATGGCCGTAACGCACTTTGCGACCACAACCACATAACAAGGCGCTCAAGTCGGCATCGTCTTTCTTCGCTTCGCTCATCTGAACTCACTCCCATGCTCGTCAATATCGTCATAATAATTCGGCTTATAGCTGTCAAGAAACTTCACTACGGCCAGGGCGATAAAGGGAAACATCAGCGACCACGAGAGCAGCAGCGCGACTACAGCGGCCCACGTTATTGTCTTTTTCATATCAGACCACCTCATCAATTCGAGTGTTAAAGTTCCTGATAATAGCCAGGATCAATTTCACAGCGGAAGCGTTCCACCTGCAGCAAGGGCATACGGAGTACAATCTGGATTCCCAGGTAATTCCGCAACTGCAGGTCTTGGTTTTCATTTCCCCTTGCTCCTCATCTGGTTCAGCCGCCTTGCCATATCAAGCCGGTAGTCGGCATCAGCGATGCTATCGAGCCACTTTCTGATTTCCATCGGCCTCGTTGAATCCGTCATATTTCGTGCCTTAAGCCAGCGCATCTTATCCTCCTCAATGGCTTTTAGCTGGCTATCGGTCATATCGGATAGGTTCGCTTTGTAATCGGCAGGAAGAGCGGCGAGAGGCGCCATGTTACCGATCATCAGTGGGTCTCCGGGCCTTGTTCATGGCGGTGCTTAATTTCAGCATCAACCAGCTCCAGGCTCTTGCGCCAATCCACAATCTCGCCGCTCTCGATCTCCTCAGGGGTGGCGGTGGATATCCACAAATTAAGAGCTTCCTTCTCGCATGATAATTGGAGGTCACTCTTTTGATTGATGCTCATGACTGCCTCCTGATTGTGGCCGTTAATGGTTGCTCGCAATATTTTGACATTATCTCAGCGCTTTCCTCGTCTGTGATATCGCAGACCTCTATTGCATCTAGTGGCTGCTCGCAATCGCCAGCCAATAGCGCCGGACATCCTTCATCGCAGCCGCTCATGATTCCATAATTATGACAAACGCTAGAGGTAATAAACCCTCCTTCCAGATCTGTTGTTGTTCTGCTTAGCGACAACTTCGATTCATTTCGTTTCAGCATTGGAATATCTCCGGCTTGG